CTGTTTGTAGCTCTTGTCACACCTGTAAAGGTTGTAGATGTGATACCTGTATAGGTAAACTGCTCATCATCTATCTGTAATGTACCACTTGAACTAAATCCTGTGGTGCTTACTACAGTTATAGTGCCTGCCCCTGTCATAGTAGCATTTGCAGCTATGGCACTTGAAGCAGCAGTCCCAAGAGAAGTAGTAGCAGTGCTAAATATCTTCTCTCCTCTAGCAGCAATAACCTTACCAGCGAAAGTTGTTGTTAATAAAACTGCTTCATCAGAAGAAGAAGTCTGCGGCACAACATGTCTTACATGCCTTTGGTAGCCTCTAATTCTTTTGTACCCACCTTCAATATCAGGCTCAAAGTTCTCTAGCTGTAATGCTTGACCTGGTTGCATGATGAATGTAGAACGGTTGGCTATTAACCCCCCTTCGAATACAAATGCAGTAGGTTGTACTCGTGATAAGTCTGCCATTATGTTGTCGTTTCGGTACTAAAATATCCTGCCATACTTGTTGGTTTTAATATTACTGTTGACCTTACGTACTCATATTTGTTAACAAGTAAGGTCTGCATATTCTTTATGCCTTGTTCAAATCTGGCAAAGTTTAATTGGTATTGTTCTATTTCCCCACGGTACTGATAAGTGTACGCTGTTGCTCCATCTACTATAACTGGAGCGAATCTGTCGGGTATTGTTGTTGTGTCTCCATGAGCAGATAAATCACTTGGAAAAGTAAAATAATCAAACTTTAGTGTATATGCCTTATTTGGAAAAGGATATAAAATATAATTATTATCTAATGTTCTTACGATATGTGAAGGCACTCCTCCATTACTGAACTGTGCTACTTGTACTCCACTAGCTATTGATGCGGCTGTGGTGCTGTTTGCCCCTCTAGTGCATCCTGTGAATGTAGTGCTAGAGCCTATAGCAGTATAAGTTATTTGTTCATTAGCAATGTATAATGTACCAGAAGCAGAAAAGCCAGAAGTACTGGCTACAGTTATAGTTGTTACACTATCGGTGTGTGTGGTGCTTGTAGTAGTTGTCTCTATTTCATCTTCTTGTTCTACATTATTAGCAATGTATTCGTTATAGGACAAAGTACTTAAGTTTACTCCAGATGTACCTAGAGTAGAATCTTTTACAATTCTAGCAGTGTTATAATCTATGTGTTTTGTTGATGTTGGTACAGTGTACTTTACTGTTCCTGGAACTAATGTTTCACTGTTAGTTGCATGATTAAATGGATAGCTAAACTCTTTTTGATTAATATATCTTATTGTCTCATTAATTGCATTCTTAGCTTGTGTTTGTATACCTCTGGATGTAGCAAAAGTAGCTGAAGTTAATTCAACTTCATTCATACGAGATAGAACACTGTTTGTTAATGTAAGAAAAGTCTGAGCCATTATTATCCTTAGAATAAAGGGCTACCCTAAAGCAGCCCCTTATGTTAAATTTAAGCTAATTGGTCTCTATCGACTTCGTCAGCTGATAAGTCACCTGGGTTATCAATGTTCATTAACACTGCCCAAACTCTTATTTTTCCACCTGTAGGTGCTGTACTTGCAGCTTGTAGCTCTAAGTCTATTGTAGTAGACCCAGCAATAACTGCAGGAAACACTGAAGGAATCATAGTTGCATAAGCACCGACAGCCATAGCGTCAGTGTCCATAGCAGCTACGAACTCATCAACGTCAGCGGCAATACCGCCTGTTGAAGCATCCGTAATACCTAAGTTAAACGTAGTATCGTTTGACTCACCTGTGAGTAACGCCTCAACTTCATAGCCTGCTGCCATGAGAAGAGTGTTTGCAGGTATAGTAAATACCTTCATGATATCGTTAGCAGCGATTGCAGTGTGAGCTGCGTTTTCTACTGCGATATCAATAGTGTTACTTACTAAGTAAGGTGCAGGAGCAGATGGTCTGTGGACTGCCTGAAGGCTAGTAGTATAAGTTGCCATTAGTTATTCTCCCTTAAGCTGCTGTGTTATACTTAGCAGTCACGATTGCTTCTGGACGAAGAATCTTTCTGCCGTATAAATGCATTCCGCGAACAATATCCGCAAACGAATCAGGGTCTCTGTAAGACTCAGTCTTCGTAATCTGTGAAGCAGAAGCTACTGATGAAGAGTGACCAGCAACAATTGCTCCGTAATCTGTATTCTGGTTAGCTGTACCTGTTGTAGCAGGACCTCCTCCGACTACAGGTAAGTTATTAGATACATATACATCAAAGCCATGTAATCTAGTAACAACTAAACCTTGTCTTAGAGAGTCTCCAGCAGAACCAAAGTCAGAATCAAGCATTCTTGAGCTTTCATCCTTTAGTATCTCTAGGAATACTGGGTCAACAACTAGCCATCTATTTTCGTTATCTACAAACTGTGTATCTAACAATCTAGCCATTCTTGCAACAACTTGTAATGGAGTAGCAGTTGCAGTTGCTACAGCAGTAGCACCAGGCAATCTTGTTGCTATTGGTATTGAGTGGTCTCCAGCACTTGATGTTGTGATGTTGGCAAAACTACTTTTGATTAGCTTCATGCTTGATAACAATTCATCAGTACCAGCAGTTGAAACAGCAACAGTACCGTTAGTAGAAGTGTTAACTCCATCAGCATTTATATTTAACGCTGATTGTGCATAACCTGCTAAGTAGCCTAAAACTTCTTGGTCGTGTTGGTCACGAAGTCTGTAACCAGCTCTGTCAGAAGCCATTGACTCAAAGTTTACATGACTATGAGCTTCCTCAATGTCATCTACTTTAAAAGCAAAATAGTTAGCTTTATCTACGGTGAGAGAAAATTCCTCATCGTCTAGGTCTTGTGGCTGAATAGTTGTGCCACGGGCATAAGATTTAACAGTGATTTCTGGTTCTTTGATAATTTTTACAGTATCACCATAATTCGCAATCTCTCCAAAATAGTCAGAGTTACAAATTGTTTCTGCTATTGAAGATTTACGAAAAGCTTGCTGAACCTTTTGGGAGTAAATAATGGGGCTAAAATTGCCATTAGGTAAATTCCCGTATCCAGCTGCGGTTGTAAAAGCCATGATAATTCTCCTTGGGCTTAAAAAATACGAGTTGCATACAATCAAAAAGGCTAGCTAAACATTAGGTGTCCATAAGGGGCTAAATAAAACTAGGTAGTTTTTTAGTAAATAATTCGTGATGTGGGTAGTTTGCAGGTAGTCATACTATATATGGGCTGCGGAATATATACATTTTGTAACACATTATGGAACAAATGTAAAGTAAAAAATTAACGATTTGGTCTACTTACATCATATATGAAGTTTCCAGACCTAATAGCCTCGCTGATAGCCTCTTCATTAGCTACAAATTGATGACCTTTCATCTTAGCAACATCAGACTCTCTAATCTGATTTGCTTGTCCTGACTTAGTAGCTGAAGGGGCATTCGTTGCTCCTCTAGTTACAGCTTTTGCAGCTTCCTTAGAAGCATCTGGTTTCTTTTTATTGGGAGTTTCTGTTAATCCCATGTCTATTTTGTACAAATCAATTGCTCTTGCGGCAGACTTTGAATCGTTTTCATTCTCATAAAGAGCCTGCTGAACCCATCTAGGTTGTATTTCAACCCAATCATGAAACTCTTGGTCGTTTCTAATTGTGTCAAAATCAGGATGTATAGTCATAAGTTCTGCTTCTGCCATGGCACGACTAGATTGTGCCTCTCTATCTGCAATTAACTTCATTCTTTCTTCTAATGTAGAATCTAATTCTTTTGCTTTTTTTGTAGCAATACTTTCTACTATTTTAGCTACATCAGGATATTCTTCAGACCACTTAGCAATCTCTTCATCAGATTTAGGTAATTTGATTTCTTTAGTTGCTGTATCTGTAAGCTGTTGCTTTAATTTAAATATTTCATCTTGATAAGTTTTTTCTTTTTCTTGAGTATGCCTTCTTAAATCACCATATCTTTTCTTAAAGGTTTTTTCTTCTGGTGCTAAAGTTTCTGTTTCAGCAATATCTTCTGCTTCTTCTTTAACTTTACCTAAAGCTATATCTCTTTCTTTTAAATTCTTTTCTAACTCTAACGCTTCTTTATCATCGTTACGTGTATATCTCATTGGGGTTTTAACTATTTTTTGTTCTACAGCAATCTCAGCCATATTACTTCTCCTTGTTGGGGCAACCGTAGCCATGTTGGGGGGTTGGTAGCCAGTGTATTAGTTCATATATTATTTTTTATGAACTG